GTAAACATCCAAGGATTTTCATACGCCTTCCTGTACCACTCAACACTCACTTCAGGGATCGAAATCGGGCCATAATCAGCCCAGTTGATATTGAAGTGCGGGAGTTTTACGTCAGGCAGTTCCCAATGGAAATCAAATGCATCCGCCAACCAGTCCACGATAGGACTGATAAAATTTTTGATTCCATTAAAGATGCTTTCGAATTTATCCCGAACACCATCCAGAATGGAGGACACGCGGCTTTTTGCGTTGTCAATCTTGTCAACGATCGCAGACCTGATGTTGTCTACCACTCTGGAGATCACGGAGCTAATGTTGTTCCAGACGTTGGAGAACGTTCTGGAAATCGTACCCATGACATTGGAGATGTATCCAGAAATCGTGCTCCACCCTCGGGATACGTTGCCGTAAATGGTATTTACCACGCCGCTGATAATTCCGCTGATCGTGTTCCAAACATTGGAAATCACATTAGCAATCGTACTAAGAGCATTCCCGATAAAGGACGTGATCGCATTCCACGCATCGGTAATGATGCCGCCGAAATTCTCCCAGATAAACTGCCAAGGCAGAGTTAATAGTGTAGTTGCGGTTGTTATTATTGACGACAGGATCTGAAATCCGGTTTCAACAACCGTCTTTATGGTTTCCCACGCCGCAGAAACAAATCCTGTGATAGCTTCCCATACTGTGGATACTGTTTCCTTGATGTTCTCCCACAGTCCAATCCAGAAATTACGGAATTCCTCACTGGTGTTCCACAGGTAAATAAATGCCCCTGCTACAGCACCAATAGCCGCAACAATAAGCACGAGCGGACCGCCTGCCAAAGTTGTAATTACGGAAATCAGACCGGCGAAACTCTGAATCATTCCGAGGGCAGAAATGACACCACCGATTGCTGTGGCGACTCCGGTGATGGCTCCAACGATTCCCGAAATGATACTCAGGATCCCAAGGCCCGTAATCACTCCGACCACTGCTGCTACGATAGGTGCAATTGTGTCGATATGCTCTTTGACAAAATCAATCGCAGTGGTAATTCCATCGAAAACCGTCTTAAAAATTCCGGCCACCATGTCCAAAGCGCCTTTTAACTGCGGAAATGCATTTACAAGGCCGTTGTAGATGGAGGTCATCAGGTTTTTTCCGACTTCCACCAGCATTGGAGCAGTTTCCCTGAGTGCTTGTGCCAACATAGAAATGATCATCGGCACCTGCTCTATCAACACTTGTATGAGTGTTGGCAGAGCCTTTACGAGTCCTGCTACCAGTGCCGTTGCCGCTTTAATCAGTGACGGCAAAATGGCCCTCATAAGGGCAGGAAGCCTCTTTGAAATAATCGGTGCGGCTTTTACAATAAAATCCCCGATTCCCTGTAATGCTCTTTCAATCGCAGGAATAAGCTGATTCAGAAGTCCTTCACCTTCGTTTTCACCCACAAGGGCCACAACCAGATTGTCCATCAACTGATCGAGGTCAGCATCATCACGGGCAAATCCGGCAACCAGGTTTGTCCATGCGCCTTTTACAGCATTCAGGGAACCTTCGATTGTTTTTGCCGCTTCTTCGTGTGTGGTTCCTGCGATTCCCATCGCTTCCTGTACAGTATGGATTGCCTCTACGATGTCAGCAAAGCTATCCGTGCTGTACGTTCCAAGTTCAAGGCCGTTTAATTCTTCTGCCTTGTGGAGCAAACGCTCCATTTCGGATTTTGTGCCACCATACAATTATGTTCATCACAGTTCGCTACTCTGTGACCGTCCTTTCGGACTGCTCCATATCACTATGGAGTTCAGACTATCTCTTCATCCTTTCGGATGCCTCGCACTTCCACACGCTTGTGTGTACTCTACTCGCTTCCGCATTACTGCGTGCTTTCGATAGTCGTTACACCTTCATGAGGTTTTTCATACTCGAACTTGTAGCCTCTCATTTTCCCTCTTCTGCCTATTTGTCCGCTTTTAAGCATAAGAGTCAGGTTCCCTTGACTACATTCAAAATACGAAGCCGCTTCTTTTATCATGTCGAAATACATTATTTGATCTATATCGCCCCAGGAAACATGGCCTCCACCACGCTTTTTCCTAACTTCCTTGTAATGGGTAACTTTTATTCGTTCCCCTCTCACTCCGACAGTGTTGAACCTCGAATTGTTCTCTGAATATGTCGCCCATCTCAGATTGCTCAATGAATTATTGGTTCTGTTTCCGTCTTTGTGGTCTATGCAAGGCTTGTTTTCAGGGTTCGGTATAAATGCTTCTGCCAACAACCTGTGAACAGTAACTTTTTGTGGTTTGTCCCCGGCATATAGGTCAACGGTCATATATCCGTTTGACCTATTTATGTATTGGGCTTTTATGTTTCCGGTAGTATCGTTCCTGATTTCACCTTTTTTGTTGATAGAATAATTTGTATTTCTGCTGATTTTTTTCCACTCCATGATGTAACACCCCTTTCATTGTTTTAGTTTATGTTACACCATATTATGGATTTACGCAACTTCCTCACGCTTGGCACGGTATTACCTTATGCGACAAACATAAGGATTCCACCGTTTTCACGAGGTTTATACTGAGCAATGGCGTACTGCTTACCCAGTTTCAGGTTATCCAACATCGTAAAATTCTGCTTACTGAAACCCATGTATGCCGACTGGATACTTTCGATGTTGGTTCCCATCTTGTTTGCGTTCCTTTATACCCTCGGTTTCCCGATATTTATTAGGGGAGTAGACTATATCATATCAATTTAAATTTGCATCTAAATCGACCGCACCGCTTCGAGTTGTGTACCAATAACAACCCTACTTACTTTCGTAATAGTCGTTTGACCTTCCTTAAAATTTAAGGCTTGGCACGGGATTACCATAGGCTTTTGCCCGTAGGCTTCCCCCGTTAGCAGATACATCTCATGCCGCCATTTCCTGCGGCCTTTTTGTTCCACACCCTTGGTAAGGTTCAATGCGTTTTACTCGGACTAACATTTTATCCGACATGTCGATGACTGCCTGATCTGCAAGTTTTGTGGCTCTGGCTACGCTCTCAGGAGTCCTGACAGACTGCTGATTTGCGTTATCCATTTCTTCTACAAGCTGTTTGTTGTGTTCCTTGAGTTCAGCAAGGGCATCTTCGTTGGCGTACTTCATAGCCGTCAACTCCTGCTCTTTTTGCTGTTTCAGGACTTCAACGCTTTCTCCACTGCCTTTTTTGGCGGCGGCTATGCGGTCATTCCATGCCTGCTGTGCCGCCTTATACTGCTCTGCGTAGGCTCTTTTCTGCTCTTTGTACTGGTCGTCAAGCTGTTTTTTATATGCCGCTGTATCCTGCTGTGCTACCCTGCCGGTGCTCTGGATCAGACTTGCGGCGAATCCGGTGACCGTATCCATGTAATCATTTGCTGACATGCCTGCATCCATGTAGGCTTTATCAGCATTACTGAGTACGGATTTAACATTGGTTTCATATTCGCCATATGCCTTCTGTGCTTCTTCCAGGCTCATGCCTGTGGCTTCTGCCATTTTTTCCGCACTGTCATAAGTAGAACCAAAAAGCGTTTCGACACCGCCGACAAGCTGTTCGTATGATGCATAAGCATCCACAGACTGTTTTGTCAGCATGCCGACAACGCCCGCACCGGCCGCGATTCCTGCGGCTCCGACCTTTGTGATCGTGCCAACAGCTTTACCGACACCACCAAGGGCTTTTGAAAAATTTCCGCCCGCAGAGGATGCACTTTCTTCGGCTTCCTGCAATCCTCTGTCAAAATCGCTCTTATCAAGAACAAGCCTTGCATAAAGCGACATAACATCAGCCATTCTCTGCATCCTCCTTTCCTAATCTGGCAAGTGTACGTTTCATATTAGCCTTAATGTTTTCGGCCTTTTCCTCTGCGTCTTCCTGGTCTTCTTCCTGCGCTTCGTTGAGGATATCTATAAACCGGCATCGCATTTTGACACCGCATTTTATAGCTTTTTCTGTATTTTCAACAACAGCCTTGAGAGCGTCCGTTATGTACACTTTCAAGGCTGTTTCTTCGTTGGTCTTTTTGAGGTAATTGATGCAGTGATCAATCACATATGACTTGCCCAGTAATTCCAACATATCCAACCGTATGGTTGTTATGCTTTCAAAATACCGGTCTGCCCCAACTGCGCAAATGATGTAAAAAAACCAAGGACATCTTCATCCGACATGATTTCAGCCAGATTGTTGAGGTAGAACGTCACTTTATGGTTGTCCACATCTTCCGGCTCGATAAAGCAAATGGCACCAAGCAGTTCAAGCGTCTCGTCAGGGCATTCCTCCAAGGCCGCAGTCAGCATGTCGTTGAAGTTCTTTCTCTGCTGCGCTGTGATCTTTTTGGCGTTTTCCCGCCTGATTTCCGCAACCGTGTCAACATCGGCATCGGCAGGGATTTTCTGGAGCCCTTCAACCTTCCGAGACCTGATCTCCATGATTTTTGTCTTTTCAAGCCACTTTTCAACAGACTTCCGGATGCGGCATGTCTGTCTGAGAAATTCGGACGGCTTGCAAGTCGCAAGATTCTTGCTTTCTTTTACCTTCGTAAATTCAGCCATTCAATCCTCCTTTATTTTTCACATCCGCAATCAATTTCCCGAAGGATTCGCCGGGTTCGCCGATACCGGCGGATCAATGCTGTAAAAGACCATCGGGACTTCCTTCTGTGCGCTGATGGACACATGGCCCTCAATGGTGATAGAAGTCTGCCCCTTTCCGTTCTTCGTTGTCTGAAGAGAAAAGCCGCTGGTACTGAGAGCATTTTTCAGCTGAACAGCAACACAGCCGCCATCAGCCCTGTCGCCAACCCACCAGATATCGGAGAAATCCGTCTGCGCAAGGTCTGCGCGGGGAACAATCATAGACGAATTGGTTCCGTCAATATCCGCGCAACCAAGAGACATCTTGATGAGCGACGGAGATGTTCCAAGAGCAGTGGTGGCAATAGAGCAAGCCCAAGAATCAAGGTGTTTCAGCTCTTTCATGTTGACAGGAACATTGTCCACATCTTCACCAAGATCTGAAAACGTAGGCTGACATACAACATTGATGCCGCCAGTAGTAGCCGTAATGATATCCGCATCAGCAGGGGCCGCCGGGCTTGCAGGGTTGAAAGTTTTCAGAAGCACGCCGGCATCAAGCTGCATATCCTCAAACGTGCTCTGAGGGATAACTGTAAAAGTACCCATATTTTTCTCCTTTAAAACGTCATGAAATCAACTTCAATGTTCAAGCGCATCCTTTTCACAGTGTCATCACCAGAATCAATGGGCTGTGAAAACTCGGTGTTTTCCGGTAACTTGATCCACAAATAACCATCGTCTGTTTTCAATTTCTGCCCACCATAGCCAATGGCCTTGCGGATTTCGTCAGCTTTTTGCTTGAGGTATCCCCACGAAGAGTTTTTATCCCATATGCTTGCATACAGGACTGTTGTACTCATATATCCGCCACTTGCTGATTCGTATGTGATATGCGGAAAAGAAGGCATTGTGTCTTCTGTAAAAACAGTCTGTTCATCGTAGGCATCGAGACCGAAGCCTTCCCAGAACGACTGTAGCGCCTGGTAATTATCCATTGTTCGTGATAATAAATTCTTCTGCGTTCACCACTCGCATATCGAGACCGGCACCCGGAGGCGTTTCCTTGTCCTTGCCATCGGTTGTGACTCTCAGGACTTTCCCGTCTTTAAGGCGCCTGATCACATCGTGATACTGAAGCACCACATTCCTGCGTGTGGTAATGGTGTATAGGTCTTTAACGCCCTGCACAGAGGCGGTACGGGCCGCAAGGGGTGAATCGAAAACTATAGCGGCTTCTATTGGTGCTCCGTCAACATATTTCGTTGTTACGCCTCCGTAGCCGTCTTTCGTGGTAATTTTGTCGAGAATGACGCAGTTCTCAAAAGCATCATCAAGCAGGCTCATAATTTCCTCCAAGGTGACAGTCTGGCGGCAAAGACGCCTTGCCAGTTATTGGGAGTAGCAACGGAGCCATCCGCAGAAACAGTTCCACCGGACTTGCTGTATGAGTATCCGGCAAACGACTCTGAATTGAATGGTGACATTGCTTTGCTGTCTGCACCGCCGTATTTGGCCTGCCATGCTTTGATATCCTCTGCAAGCTGAATAACAGCCTTTGGCACTCTCATCGGCCACACGGCCCCGTCAAACTCTTCATTCGTCAGTTCATCGGTTCCGTAGCAGATAACACCATCGTTGAATACAGAACCGACAATCCTGGCGTACTGACCGGGCTGTATAGCGCCATAGGGGACAGTGATCTCACCATCCCCTATGGTTATTGTGCCGACAATGATTTCCGAATCATCGCAAAACCAATTGCGCAGGTATTCGCAGATTTCAGTCAGCATTTCTCTTTCTCCTTCCGGCCTTTTTTACAGATTCCGGCTTTGCATTTGGTTCCGGATTTTCATCAGGTTCCGGAACCAACTCAATGAGCGGAGTTCTCTGCAAATTGCGGTCAGTGGAAAGTTCTGTAAGGCGGTCAGCACTCACGCTCATTCCTTCACGGGGGAATTTATCGCCGGTATTGTATGGATGCATGGCATCCTGAATGTCTTCAAAGTATCTGATCACCTTGTACATGCTTTATGCTCCTGCCAGGCTT